ACTCCGTACATACATAATATTATGTATGTACCCGGAAAATCTCTTAGGTAGAGATTTGGTAATTTTTGGTCCCTATTCTTTATAGAATCTAAAGGACTAACCCCAGTTAGCAACTGGGGGGTATTCCTCCACCATAGACGTACAATGAGGATAAAACATTATACATCAATCTAAAATTTAACAATGAAAAAACAATTATATAACATAACAGTTAAGCTATGTTCTATTGTATTTCCAACTATTAATACTATAGATTATCTTAACCCATACTTTAAATTATTAAATAGATTATTAAGTACTCAAGGTTTGATAAAAACCGTAAAGTATTTAAAACAATGTAGATTACACTGTACCAGGTACATGTGTGGATCTCCATTACTATTTAATAAATTAAAGATAGGTTTAGATACTGATGGATGACCAAAACGTTTAGATTTTCTAAAACCTTTAGCTAAAGGTTCTTTAGAACAAAGAAAGTTTTTAATGACTATTCTTTGTTTATCTAGAACACTTAAAGCTGAAGGAAAAGAAAAACTAAAAATCAAACCTGATTACGAATCTATAACAAAACCTGGTAATATAGTTAAAACTATACCAACAGGTTTTATTAAAGAATTCGTATCAAATTATAACTTACATATGGAAAAACCAAGTTTTGAGATAAATAATATTTATCTTTCAAACAAGGCTGGACCAAATGGTAAGGCAACAAAGACTGCTTACAGTTCTTTATTGTCTTATAGTTATGATTTGATTGCATCATTATTTAAAATAACTGATCAATCAGGAATTGATTATTTCCAAAGTCAATACAATTATGCTTGGGAAAAGAATTTTCCCTCACAAAAATTGGGTAAACTTTCATTTATTTATGATCCTGAGTGTAAGTTAAGAATAGTTGCGATAGTAGATTACTATACACAACTTTTCTTAAAACCTATACATGAAAAGATTATGAAGAAACTTCAAAATCTTCCATGTGATAGGACTTACACACAGAGTCCTTTAAATGAATGAAAGGACGATGGAAATATGTTTTGATCGATAGACCTGTCATCAGCAACAGATAGATTTCCAATTTCATTACAAAGGAGACTACTAGAGATAGCAATATCAAAAGAAGTCGCCGATGGATGAAGTTTTATTCTATCTGATAGGAAATTTGAAACACCAGAGGGTAACCTTGTTCAATATAGAACAGGTCAACCTATGGGTTCATATTCTTCCTGAGCTGCCTTTACACTTACACACCATCTAGTTTTACACTGATGTGCAAAATTAAATGGTTTAGATAACTTCTCAGATTATATAATTCTAGGTGATGATATCGTTATTAAAAACGATAAAGTCGCTAGAACTTATATGAAATGAATGGGTTATCTAGGTGTGGAATTATCTGATAGCAAAACTCATGTATCGAAAGATACTTATGAATTTGCTAAAAGATGATTCTGTAAAGGAAAAGAATTTACTGGATTACCAATGAATGGAATTGTCGAAAATATCGAAAATCCTTTCATTGTAATGGTAAATCTCTATGACTTTTATAAAGTTAAGGGGAATTACCTAGGTTCTACTAAGAATCTTCCATGTATTTTATCTTCTCTTTACAAAGGTTTAAGTCTTAAATTATCGAAGAGATTCAATAATTCAAGATTTAAAATGAAGATCTATACTTTCCATAAATCATTGGATTATTCATTTGGATATTTAACATATGATTCTCTTAGAGAATTATTATGTTTAAATATTAAAAATGAACAATTCATGATCCCTGATAAACAATTAATTCATAGTACATATGATGATGTTGTGGCTCAG